GTCGCGGTAATCATCGAGGTGACGTTGCGCACCCCGGACGGCGCCGGCACGCGTGCCCCATTGTTCGTTGCTATTCGGAATGTAGCCACCCTGCAGGCCGCTAATGACGTGGTAGTGCTTCGACATTGGTATCTCTCCCCAATGGTTTGGTAGTGGCTGATGGTCTCATCAGTGCAGGCACATACCTGCAGACACTCCGGAGTGGAGTGTTTCGACCTAACTAATGACGGTGCCGACCACAACCGACTCGCCATCGTCGACATAGCGCACCACCGTAGCGCTAAAGAATGAATCGGACGCGTAGCCGTCCCATTTGCGTAGTTCCGGCTCCGGCGCGCTTGACCAGCGCATGAACTCGCCTAGGTCATACAACTGACCACGGTAGCGGAAGAATGAGGCGCTATCGGAGCCGGCCTCAATCGCGGCCCAGTCGAGGTAATCGAACTCGACACGCTCAGCCGGCGTCAGTTCCCACGCGTCCACCACCGGGCGCGGCACATTATTGGTAATCACTCGAATGTTGTTCATTGGTATCTCTCCCCAATGTGTGATAGGTACGGTCTCGTCAGCACACGCCATACGTGTGGACGCTCCGGAGCGTTTCGACCTTAGAAGTAGCGGAGGATTCCGCCGGGTAGCCTGACCGTCTGGCCGCGCGCAATGGTATCGTTCCACTCGCGCGCTTGAGTGTTGGCCTCGAAGCGCGCGCCGCTGAAGAAACAATATGGCGTCTCGTCCGGACCGTCCTCGAAACTAAAGACGCCGAATAGCTCGCGGCCTGCATCGTCGAATACTGGGCCGGTGGTGGTGTCAAACGCGAGTGGCTTGACGAAAAACAGGTTTTCCATTAGGAATCTCTCTCCGTTTGGTCAGTCTCATCAGTGCCGGGTGACCACTCCCGGCAGACACCGGCGGATCCGGTGTTTCGACTGTGCATATGCGCTCAACGTCTAGCGTTCCGCTCGTTTATCCACTCTGTATCCGTGTTCCGTCGAGAGCACCCGGATTCTTTCACCTGCTCTGGTCAGAATGCATACGTCATAAATGGAACGGCGGCCCGATCATTGGCCGGTCGCGACTGGTGTCACGTTGCGCGCTTGCACTGTGTCTACTTGCTACGGCGTATCTCCCATTCGGATTCGTGTTGCGTCTGGCCAGTCCGTTCACTCCGTCCGGAGTCCGTTTGGTCTGGCACTGCGCCCGGTGCCCGGCTACTAGTGTGCGAGTGGAGAGCGCTAGGTCTCGACACTCGGGTGAGTAGCAGGGCCGGCACGGCGTTGTCTGGGCCTTCCCGCGTTCTGCGATTGTTCAGGTGCCTGGCCCCTTGCGGAACCGACACAGGAGTTATAGACCATTGGTTTAGATAAATCAATGGTTCAATCCCGACCCGGCCGGCGCATAGACCGACGGCCCAATCTCAGCGAGACTCGCAGTCAATCTCGATATCACAAACCTGTAACGGGGTGAAAATGGCATCGGAAGACGCGCTGAGCGTTGAGGATCGACTGGCGGCGGTGGCGTCGCGAAGACAAACCGGGGGAGGCCTAAAACCGGTCCGTCCCAAGCCGGCCCCGGCGGAACCAACGCCGTTGCCGGTGGTCAAGCATTGGCACACCGGTGGCGACGCGAACATTCCCAAGGTCAGGAAGTCGAAGCGCCAACGCTTCTTAGAGGCGATGGCTGAGCGGGGCAACATCGGCTGGGCATGCGAGCAAGCCGGCATAGCAAGCCGGCAGACAATCTACTCGTGGCTAGAGCATGACGAGCAGTTTGCCCTTCAATTCCACCAAGCCGAAGCGAGGGCAACCGAAGTCCTCGAAGCCGAAGCCTTCCGACGTGGCGTGCAGGGCACGTCCCAGAAGCGGACGACGTATTACCACGGCCGGCCAGTCGGCCAGGACACCAAACTTGAGTATTCAGACGCTCTCCTGACCTTGCTCCTCAGGGCTAGAGCGCCGGACAAGTACAGAGAGACCGTCGGCTTGAATGTGTCGCAGGTCATCAAGTCGATTCAAGGCTTCGATCCTGCAGAGGTTCTAGGCGCCGTACGCCAGTGACAGGGCCCGCAACGCACAACCCTACGCCTCGCGAGTGGCTGGGCCCAGAGCGTGAAAGTTGAGCGTTGAGCACCCCGGCCCGACTCGGGACACCACCCTGCACTGTGGGCAGCAGTGTCGGAAGCCTACTCGTGTGAGGGCCCTCTGCCTGGCCAGGGGAGTCTATGTGGGGAGTCGGGAGCCTTGCCGGCGGTCAGAGGACTGCGCAGGCGGGCCTGTTCCACGGCACACGCGCGGGGCCGCCCACGGGTACCACCATCCCCCGCCGGCCCGGGTGCGCGAAATATCTATAGCTCAGTTCCCGCGCAACTCAACTTTTGAACTTCGGTTTTCCGGAATCCCGAAAGGTCAGATCGCGGGAAACCCACCAAACGAGATTCGGATTTCAGGAAACCGGAACCCAGTGCCGCAGGCGACGTGGCATGCTCATGCGTTTGATCGCGCGGGGTGCGCACAGGAACCAGTGTTCGCGCAGCGCGGCTCGGGCGTTCCGGCTCAGAGTCCGCATGGCCTCCGGGATGTGCCACTCGCGACCGCAGAAGTTGCACCGCACGTGCCGGCCGGGGCGATGGTGAAAGCCAAGCGGCAGCCGAATCTGGTCTGCCCTGCTCGACGGCGCCGCAGCCACCCCCCTGATCATGGGACCGCCCTCCTGATGGTTCCCATCCATACGACCAAGCCTTTTGACGTTGTCAAGTCACAACATGCCCGGCCGGCCAAAAATGGTGTCTTATGCCGCTGACGATACAGAAGGGCGACACGGCGGCGCCGGCGGAAAAGGTCTTCCGTCCTCGGGGGGCGGCCAGGGAGTTGATGAGGTGCACCGATCGGGAGGTGCTGCTGGCTGGGCCGGCCGGCACCGGGAAGTCACGCGCGTGCCTGGAAAAACTCAACCTGATCTGTATGCAGGTGCCTATTCGGGCGGCCATTGTCAGGAAGGTCAGGCACTCGCTCACCCAGTCGGCGATGGTTACCTTCGAGCAGCGCGTGTTGCCTATGCCCTCGGGGGTCAGGTGGCACGACGGGGATCAGGAGTACCGCTACCCGAATGGCGCACGGGTCATGGTCTCCGGGCTGGATGACCCGGAGAAGGTTGGCTCGACCGAGTTCGACGTGATCTACGTCCAGGAAGCGACCGAACTCGACGCCGACGACTGGGGCATGCTGCTCAGGGGCTTGCGCAACGGCGTGCTCGGCTACCAGCAACTCATCGCCGACTGCAACCCGACGTATCCCGACCACTGGCTCAAGCAGCGCTGCAACGACGGCCAGACCACCCTGTTCGAGTCGAAACACGAGGATAACCCGCTCTTGTTCGAGGACGACGGTCAGCAGACCGAGTTCGGCAAGGACTACATCGGCACCCTCGACTCGCTGCGTGGTTACCAGTACCAGCGCCTGCGGCTCGGTATGTGGGTTGCCGCGCAGGGCATGTACTTCCAGGAGTGGGATCCGCTGGTCCACGTCGTGCCGCCGTTCGACGTGCCGCCCGAGTGGCCCAGGTGGATCGCCGTCGACTACGGCTTCTCGGCGCCCTTTTGTTGCTTGTGGTTCGCCCGCTCGCCCGAGACCCGGCAGGTCGTCGTCTACCGCGAGAGCTACGGCTCGGGCCTCAGGGACGAGCAGCAGGCCGAACACATCCTGGAGCGCACCGGCGACGAAGGCCTCGTGCTGCGCGTGCTCGATCCGTCCATGTTCAACCTGAGGACCGAGCAGCAACGGCCCAGCATCGCCGCCGTCTACGCCGCGCTCGGGGTCCGCCCGGTTGTGCCGGGCATGAACTCGCGCAAGCAGGGCTGGGCGATTGTGCGGCGAGCGCTCGCGCACGACTCGGGCGAGCCACGTCTGGTAGTCATGAAGGACCGCGCGCCCAATCTCGTGCGAACGCTCCCCACGTTGGTCATGGACTCGCTCGACCCCGAGGACGTGGCCGATACCTTGCACGGCGGTAAGACCGAGGACCACGCCGCCGACGCGCTCAGGTACGGCTTGTGCGCCGAGGCCCAGCCGCCCGAGCCGGACCAGGCCGAGGACTTCCGCTGGGGATGACCACACACGGGGTCGAGGACCGGGTACTCGGCGGCGAGCGCCAGACGGCCGGGCTGTGGACGCACAACGGCAAGTTGGTCATCAAGGGCGGTCCGGTCGAGTTACCGACCGGCACCGTCCAGGAACGTGTCGGCAGTTACGCCAGCCTGGTCGCGTATACCCTGCCGACGAGCAACGTGTGGACCGAGACGCCGGTCCAGGCCACGGCCACTTTCCAGGGCGGGCTGGTGCGCATCGAGTTCAACGTCTTCCTGGGCTGCCCGACCAAGGGCCAGCGCATCGTGTGGGGGATCATGCTCAATGGCGCCAATCCGGACCAGGCCCTCGGGGCATTGGACGCGCCTGAAAACAATTTCGGCATGATGGCCAGTGGCACCTACTACGTGCCCTCGCAGCCGGGCAGCGGGCGGATCGGCTTCGGCCTGTACGGGCCGGCCGGCACGCAGATCTACGCGGCGCTGCCGAGCACGCTCTACCTGACGGAGCAGCGGCGGTGAACCCAGACAACCCGACCTATCAGATCCGCGTCGATATGCCCACCCCGGTCGCCCCGCCCGACCATCCGTTCGAGCCGAGCGGCCTCGACTTCTGTGACCACGTCGTGCTCGTGCTCGACACCCACACCGTCTACTGCGGCCTGAGTCGCCGCTACCACGAAGCGCGCAGCCACCCCACGGGCGTCATCCAACCGCTTGAGCCGAGGGATCCGGTGTGAGCGAAAACGGGGTGCTGTTCGAGCAGGGGTCAAAGGCCGCCGACGCGATGGAGCGCGGCGCGCTCGAAGTGGCCGAGCAACTCAAGAGCAACTTCAGCGACCGCGACCAACTCTACGAGGACATCGACGCGGTGCTGTTCGGCAACGTGCCGGTCGAGGTGCCCGAGGCGTACAAGAAGACCGCCATCGAGGTCAGAAGCCCGCTCGCCATCCACATCGCGACGACCGTCACCGCCGCGCTCTCGGTCAACCCGATGAGCACGATGTTCAAGCCGATCGGCTTCGGCGACGTCTATCAGCAGAACTCGACCTTGCGGGAGCAGTTCTTCGAGGCGTCCTGGAAGAGGCAGGAGCAGGAGGCCAAGCGCCAGTTGCTCAGGCTCTTTTTGTGGTCGCTCGCGGTCAAGGGCGAGGGTGTGCTGAAAACCGTCGAGCGAGCCAAGACCGCC